TACCGCGCAAGACGTTTGAAGATTACATTATCAAAACGCACAATTACATCCGCAGCAATGCACAACAGGTAACGCACATTGAATAACAAAATAAGCAAGACAGAACGCGAACATTTGGGTAAGATAAAAGAAATGCCCTGTGGCGTATGCGGTGCAAGTGGCCCTAGCGATGCACACCACGTTGAACAGCATTTGCAATACCTGTGCATACCCTTGTGCAAAGATTGTCACCAAGGCAGTTTTAACGGCATACACGGGCAAGCGCGGATTTGGTCAGTTTATAAGCTAACTGAAATGAATGTGTTGAACGAAACGATAAGACAGCTTACAATGAAGTAGAGCATTAACACGCATGGGGATTGCAGTCCACAGGGCACTGTGAAACGGTACAGCGGGGTTGCGCCCGTGTCAGTCCCCAGCCGTGTTGGTGAGAACTGAATTTGTAACGGGTCATGTGCCAAAGAACCTTTCAGAGGGCGCACATTGAAAGAGCATGTAGCCGCCGACCAACAACCTACACGCATGGGAATTGCCAGCAATCGTTAGTCAAATGAGGCTTTCAATCGTTGGATAAACAGTTCCCAGCCGTGTTGGATGGTTCATGTGGTTGCCGCCTCTGTGGAGTGCTTGCGCCACCGCTGGTAATTCCTCCCCAGCAACCTATTTTGAAAGGCAATCATGGTTACATTCCGCGCAAGTGTAGAAGCATCGCAAGATGACCCGGTGATGGATTTCACCATGTGTTTGCTTAACAGCGTCACAACGGCGCATATTTTGCATTTGTCAACGCGCAGCTACAGCCAGCACAAAGCCTTGGAAGGGTTTTACACTGAAATTGGGGATTTAGTGGATAGTTTTGTTGAAGCATTCCAAGGCAAATATGGCTTGCTTACAAAATACCCCACGTCATGCGATTTGATGCCTAACGCTGACCCAATTACTTATTTAGAATATTTAAAAGTGGAAGTGAGCACGTTTCGCGTTATGCCTAAATTCCCACAAGATTCTGAATTGCAAAACATCACCGATGAAATTGCGGCGCTGATTAATTCAACGCTGTATAAACTAAGATTCCTTGCTTGATATGCCATTAAGAAAGGTTAAATCAGGCTGGATGTGGGGAAAATCTGGCCCGTTCCCAACCAAAGCAAAAGCCCTGCAAGTCGCACGGGCAGCTTACGCAACAGGATATAAAGAACATGACAATACAACTGAAAATCGTTTACAAGAAAACAGCGGATTTAATCCCATACGCACGCAACAGCCGAACGCACGATGAAGCGCAAATAGCGCAAATTGCGGCATCCATTAAAGAGTTTGGCTGGACTAACCCCATATTGTTAGACGGGGAAAACGGCATTATTGCTGGTCATGGGCGCGTTATGGCAGCGCAAAAGTTAAATGAAGATAAAGTGCCAACGATTGAATTGGCGCATTTAAACGACATTCAAAAACGCGCTTATATTATTGCTGATAACAAATTGGCATTAAACAGCGGTTGGGATAATGAAATGCTGCAATTGGAAATGGAAACATTACAAGATGCAGGATATGGCATTGATGTGCTTGGGTTTGATGATAAAGAATTAAAAGCATTGTTTGGCAATTTGGACAATGTTGATGATGACGTTAAAGAGCCTGTGGATGAAAGCCGCAATTTATTGATGATTGAATGTGAAGGCGAACGCGAATTAGAAACATTGTTTGAAGAAATGCAAAAGCGAGGTTTTGAATGCAAAATTTTAAGTTAACGCTTGCATCACCCGTTGCTACATCATTTCGAGCAACAAAAGCGGCAAACAGTTTAGACATTGACGCGCAAAAAAAATCCACACACACGTTTGAAGTTAAAGCTGATTTAACAACGCCATTTAACATTGGCTTAATTGTTGGTGCATCGGGTAGCGGTAAAACAACGCTTGCCAAACATATTTATGGCGATGATTGTTTTAAAGAAATTTTGGACATGACGCAGCCCGTTATTGACCAATTTCCAGAATCCATGTCATACGATGAATGCGCTGCCATGTTGTGTGGCGTTGGTTTAACGGCTGTACCTTGCTGGATACGACCCGCTTACACGTTAAGCAATGGGCAACGCGCACGCGCTGAATGTGCATTACAAATGGCACGCGATGACATTGAAATGATTGTTATTGATGAATGGACAAGCGTTGTTGATCGCACAGTTGCTAAAGTTATGTCCCATTGCATACAAAAACACGCACGCAAAACGGGCAAAAAAATAGTGCTTATGTCATGCCATTACGATGTTGTTGAATGGTTAAACCCAGATTGGGTAATAGATGCCAATCAACAAACTTATGAAAACCGGAGGTTACTTTGGCGAGACTTTAAACGTACAGAACAACTCAAATTTGACATTTACGAAACCGATCGTAGCACGTGGAAATATTTTAGCCGTTATCACTATTTAAGCGATTCATATCCCGGAGGTTTTACAAAAACATATGGATTATTTGTTGATGGAAATCAAATAGGATTTCAATGTTTTGCTAATTACGTTCCTCATCGTAAAGGTACCAAAATGATATTACATAGCAATCGCGTTGTAATACATCCAGATTATTGTGGGTTTGGCCTTGGTTTGCGTATGACAGATGCTTGTGCAGAAAAATTAAAAAATGAAGGTTATGAAATATTTGCTAAATTTAGTAGCGTGCCTATGTATAACGCACGAAAAAAATCAGACAAATGGAAATTAATGGATGTTATGAGGCATCACAAAATAGTTGTTGGTGGCAATATGAAACGTAAAGAAGGTTTTAGAAAAGATGTGAAAACATGGTCATTTAAATTTTTGTAATGCCAACGTACCCAAGCAATCTTAAATGCGACACATTGGGATGTAAAAATCCTCGTAGCAAGTTAAACAGCTTTTGTTCCGAACATGGGGGTAAAGAACACACGTATAGAGAATCGGACAGCGTGTATCAAACACCCGCTTGGCGCACCATTAGACAACGCCAGTTAAGCATTCAACCATTGTGCCAAGGCTGCTTAACACGCGGCAAAATAGACGCAGCAAAGCACGTAGACCACGTATTCCCGTGGAAGCATATAGGCAAGCACGCATTTCTGCACAACATATTCCAAAGCCTTTGCCCACCTTGTCATAGCCATAAAACAGCACAAGAGCAAAAAGGCATATATGAACATTACACTCCTGACGGAATCAAAACGTATACAGAACACGATTACCCCACACACGTGGAAAAGTAATACTTTTTTGTTTAGAAACTTAAATTTTGGGCATTTAAGCAAATGCAAACGCGCACCCAATCTTCCACGATTTAAGTTGGCTGAAGGGGTATCTTAAAAATGGTAAGATTCTCCGCATGAACCGACTGCCCCCCGAACTTCACCTTGTGCATGGCACGCAACAAACGCATAAAGGCGGGAAGCTACCCGATGCTGTGCGTAAGCGCGTGCCCAAAGCCGATTGGCTGGACAACCCTGACGCATGGGACAGGGATGTTTTTATTAAAGAGACTGCCGATTTTTTGTGGGAAACCTACGGCATTGGCAGCGACCAAGACAAGCACGTTTTGGCTGCACTTGCTAACCAGATGGAGATTTACATTAAGTGCATGAAAGGCGTAGCCAAGGGCGGCATCATCACGCAATTTAACAACGGGGCAACTGTTGGCCCAAACCCATTTCTAACCGCTGGCGACAAAGCCCTTAGCCGCGCTGTGGTGTTGATGAATGAACTTGGCTTAACCCCGCGTGGGCGTTTGGCAACTAACAAGCAAGAAGGCGGCAAATACAGCAAATTGCTTGAAGGCCCATGACCTACGAAGATGGGATTCTGTACGCGGTACAAGTTGCCCGTGGTGAGATACGTGTTAGCCGCATGGTGCGTTTGGCGTGCCAAAGGTTTTTAAACCAACTGGAAGACCGAAATTGGGCGTGGGAATTCCACACCGCTTACGTTGAGCATTTTTTAGAATTCGCTGCAACGCTTAAACACACCAAAGGCCCAGACGCTGGCAAACCACTGGTGCTGGAACCATTCCAGATTTTTTTGATTTGCGCCATATACGGGTTTAGAAGCAAAAAAGACCCGACCCGGCGCATGGTGACCGATGTGATTGTGTTTATTCCCCGCAAAGCGGGTAAGTCCACGCTGATTGCGGTCATTGGCTTATACGAATTAAATTGGGGCGAAGCCGGGGCAGAGGTGTACACCTTGGCAACCAACCGCGACCAAGCAAGTATTGTGTTTCATGCTGCCACCGGGTTTATTGAAAATATGCCCCACGATATAAGGCAGCTTTACAACCCCGGCAGATCACAAATTACGAAGGCTGGCGACAGTCAAACCAAATTTAAAGCACTTAGCC